AGCAAATACGGCATCGCTTGGCATAACGCCAAGACGAAACAGTGGAAGAATTTGAAGTTTAACATTATTGAATGCTGATTGAGAGTTAGGAGTTGGGAGTTAAAACGGGCCTAAGGTCCGGCTCTGTAGGGAACGGTCTTGACCGTTCCGGGGCTTTGCGGTAGATGCCACAACAGGATTTGCCACAAGGCGACGGGCGCACAATGTGCGCTCCTACGGGATTGCGGCCCTATTTTCAACCCGTGCGCGCACGCGCACACCTTCCAACTCCTAACTCCTAACTAAACCCAACGGAGGTGTATACATGCATCAATCCTACCTCACTTTTTCAAGCGACACCGAGCTAAAGGACGGCTCCCTGCAGGATGCCCGCAACCTTTTGTCTCTTGCTCTATCCGGCCTGGCCGAAGCGGCCGATGAAACGACCCTGCAAACCGCCGGGGCTGCCGAATATTTTTGCCGTTACGATCTGCCGCAGTACCTCTCTGTCCTGCGCGCCGCCATGGATACGCTGGACAAGGTGCAGCAGGGTGCGCAAGGGGCTGCTGCCGCAGATAAGGCATAAAAAATCCCCGCAGGGGTTAATCCTGCGGGGTGTCGGGAATGTATTCAAGAATATCGCCCGGTTGACAGTTGAGCAGCCGACAGATTGTTTCGATGTTTGACCACGACAACTGCCCATCCGTTCGGAGTTTTTGCAATGTAGACTGGCTTAAAAGAGCTTCTTGCCGGATTCGCGTTGTATTGTATCCGGCCTGCTTCAGCGCTTCCAGAATATTGACTTTGAATCTTAACGGCATTGTTTTTCTCTCCTTTTTCATCTTTTTTTGAAAATAGTACTTGACTTTTCGTGTACACAACTATACAATAAGCGTGTACACAGAAAGTAAGGTGATGATATGTCGCCCCGTACAGGCAGACCAAAGTCTGAAAACCCAAAGGACATCCAGCTGAAAATCCGCGCTGACGAACAAACGATGCGTGATTTGAAATATTGCTGCGAAAAGCTCAATAAAACGCGCAGTGATATTATCCGGCTGGGAATCCAAAAGATTAAGGCTGAGGTTGAAAGCAAATAAGGCATCCGCTCCCACCTACCACAGCGAAGCGAATGCCTTATAAACCCCAGAGGTAAGCCCATCTGGTAAATTTATTATACCATTTGGCCGCACCTCTTACAAGTTTTTTGAAATGTACCGTTGACTTTTGCCTAGGCGTATGTTATATTATGCCTAGGCAATATTGGAGGTGATGACATGTCGCCTAAAACCGGTCGGCCTATTGTGGGAGCTGAACCAAAAAACAAGCAGATTGCTTTAAGAGCAACCGAAAGCACTGTCCGAAAATTTCAAGAGTGTGCTGACATCACAGGAAAAACAAAGACTGACTTGCTTGAATATATGGTTGATGAACTCCACAAAAAGCTGACAGAAAAATAAGAGTAGCCTGTCCCCTACGAAAAGTTCAGACTACTCTTTTAACCCCAAACCGTTATGATTTGGTAAATCTATTATACCACAGTCTTAGCGGTTTTACAAATGATTTGAGGTAAATATTATGCATAAACCCGCTGCCCACTGTGTGTAAAACTGCCATTATTATGGCTGAATATCAACCACGATGCAAATTTTGCACCGTGGTATTTTTATTCTCATTTCCGTACTTGTGTTTTACTCTCACATATTTTTTTGAAAATAATGCTTGACTTTTTGTCACGCAAATATTATATTAAATGCGTGACAGAAAGTGAGGTGAACTTATGAGCCCTCATATAGGGCGTCCAAAGGCTGACAATCCAAAAGATATTCGTTTCAGCATTAGACTTGATTCTGAAACATTCGCTCGATTGCAGCAACGGTGTGAAAGAGACTCTCTCACCGTTGCACAAGCAATTCGACAGGCAATCAATCAGTTTTTGGAGCAAAAGTAAAAATCCCCCGTACTGTAGCTTCTTGGCGGACGCGCAGTACAAGGGATTCAAACCCCAGAGGTAAGCCATCTGGTAAATATATTATACCATTTGGCTGCACCTCTTACAAGTGAATGAGAGGTAAATTTATCATGAGCCATCAATACCTGAACAAAAATCTGAACGTCTGCGATCTGGAATCGCCGCTGTATGAACTGAAATGCGCTACTAATATTGTAGATGCCATCCAAACTGCTATGGCAGAGGGATCCTGTGCCGCAGAGTGCTATGAAGACGCCCTGCATGGTGCTGCGCTCTACCTGGCCAATGTTTACCGCCAATTCGAGCAGCAGCTTTTTGTGGAGGGCAAGTAAAATGAAAAAAGCAAACGATTTTGGCCCTTCTGTTTTGGAGTGCCTGATGGCCGAAAAAGCATTTCTGAAAGAATACCAGCGCCTGGTGCCCTGCAACAGCCCTAACATTGCAATCAAATGCGGGCTTGCCGCTGTATGGGAGGCCGCGCGGAAATATCAGGTCCAGCTGGAAGTACAGGAACGCACGAACAAAGCACTTGCGGAGGTGGTAGCATGAACGAATTGCAGATTTTTAAGTATGAGAACAACGATGTGCGCACGGTGGAGATCAACGGCGAACCCTGGTTTGTGTTGAAGGATGTGTGCGGGGTGCTGGGGGTGAACAACAGCCGTATGGTTGCAGATAGGCTTGACGATGATGAAAAGGGTGTAAGTCAGATTGACACCCTTGGTGGTAAACAAAGTATGATCGTCATCAACGAGCCTGGATTGTACAACATCATCCTGCGTAGTGATAAACCAGAAGCCAAACCGTTCCGCAAATGGGTCACGGCCGAAGTGCTCCCCACCATCCGCAGGCACGGCGCATACATGACACCGGAAACCCTGCAGGCCGCCATCCTGAACCCCGATACCATGATCCAGCTGTGCCAGCAGCTGAAAGCTGAACAGGACAAAAACGCCTCCCTTTCCGCCGCCAACAGCCAGCTCATGGTGGATAAACAGATCATGCTGCCTAAAGCGGAATATTTCGATGAATTGGTGGATCGGAACCTGCTGACCAGCTTCCGCGAAACCGCCAAGCAGCTGGGCATTGGCGAAAAAGCCTTTATCGCCTTTTTGCTGGCAAAGAAATTCATCTACCGCGACAAAAAGGGTAAGCTGATGCCCTATGCCGACAAAAACACCGGCTTGTTTGAGGTCAAAGAATGCTTTAACGAGAAAACCAAATGGAGCGGCACCCAGACCCTGATCACCCCCAAAGGGCGTGAAGTATTCCGGCTGCTCTGCCTGAAAGCAGCCTGCTAACCAGTAAAAACCCTGTTCGGAAACGGACAGGGTTTTCTTATGCCATTTTTTCGCAAAGGAGGAGATTCCACCCCCATGACCACAACCGCAAAAATTGAAGAGCTCCAAAAATCCGTCATCAACGCCATCAACAACAGCTGCCTGCACCCCGCTGTGGTGCGGCTGGTGCTGCTGAACGTGATCTCGATGGTGGAAGCCAGCGAGAGAGAGGTAAATAAAAAGGAGGATGAAGCTACAAGATGACAACACATACCATTACCATTGCCCGCCACACTGCGCAGGTGGTTGGCCTGATGGGCGTGCTGGTGCTGGGCACCTGGGACAGTTACGGCACGGAACAGCTGCTGCTGCGCCACGGCCCGGAGTGGGAGGGCCTTGCGATTGATGCCACGTTCCATAACGTCCCCAACGATGAGGGTGTAACGGTATTGGCGGACACGGACGGCCTTGTACCCGTCCCGCCGGAAGCCTGCACGCAACCATCTAAGTACGCCACCATCACATTCCGGGGCGTGCAGGACGGCGTGCAGCGCATCAGCTGCAATCTGCCCTACATGGTGCTGGATCACGCGCAGGTGCCCGGTGCCAACAGCACCGCCACTCCCAGCGAAAATGCCCAGGCCCTTGCCCAGATGCAGGATTTGCGGGACGGCGCTGTAGATGCCAAGAACCAGGCCGAAGCTGCCCGCGATGATGCCGCCCGCAGTGCCGTTGCCGCCAAGGAATACGAAACCGACGCGGGCCAGTCTGCCACTGCCGCCAAAACGGCACAGAGTGCGGCAGAGACGGCAAAAGCCGGTGCGGAAACGGCACAAAAGGCCGCTGCATCCAGCGCCAGCAGTGCAAGTACATCCGCAAGCACTGCGACGACACAGGCAGCGGCGGCAAAATCCAGCGCCATGGCGGCAAAGGCATCGGAGACGACGGCGGGAAAATCTGCCCAAGAGGCAGCCGCTAGCGCGGCAAATCTGGACAGTGCCGTGAACACGGCAACGCAGAAAGCGGCGGCAGCTAGTGCTTCGGCGGAAGCAGCAAAGGCGAGCGAGAGTGCGGCAGCAAGCAGTGAGGCGGCTGCTAGAAAGTATGCGAACCGCGCAGAATTGGCAGCCAAGACAGCAGGTGAAGCCGCAGCGGAAAAGCTGAAACAGATGCAGGCGATCCAGGACGACGTAACGGCCAAGCAGGCCCAGACGGCTACCGATGCGACGGCGGCAGAAAAGGCAAAAGTAGCCGCTGAAGCCGCACAGAAAGATGCTGCGGCCAGCAAGGCTGCTGCCGCAAACAGTTCCGCAGCTGCCAAGACCAGTGAAGATGCAGCTGCAAAGAGCGCGGCAGATGCCGACAGCACTGCCAACAGCATCAAGGAGTCCATGACGCAGATTGCCGCGCTGCAGAAGCGCCAGAATGTGCTTGTTGGCAGCGAGATAGGCAACCCGGCAAGCTGTGATGACGCCTTTGCTGCACCACTGTGTGGGCTGAGTGTGTACGGAAAGAGCACGCAGAACGGGACACCCACGCCTGATGCGCCTGTGCCAATTGTAAGTGCAGGGGATGGCGGGAGCGTGGCGGTGAGGGTGACGGGGAAGAATCTGCTAAACCCGGCCTTGTTCCAAAATAATAAATATCAGGGTTTCAATGCCGAAACCGGTTATTATGGGATAGATAGTGTAAATGGTTATTGGATAACAGGCATTCAACCGTGCTTACCGAGTACAACATATCACTTTAATGCAATGATAGAAGGCGGTTGTTTTTATGATGAAAAAAAGAATGTAATCGGTATTGCTGATTTTGCGTTTACAATTAAAACGCCAGCGAAATGCGCGTATTACTGTTTTAATTTTTCATCAGTGCATGTGTCCTATGGCACGCCAATCATTGCAACAGTGAGTGAATCAACTGCCTATTCCCCCTACCGTGAACAGCTCCTCACCCTGCCCACTCCCAACGGCTTGCCCGGCATACCTGTCACCTCTGGTGGCAACTACACTGACCCGCAGGGCCAGCAGTGGGTGTGCGACGAGGTAGACTTGGAAAGAGGGGTGAAGGTGCAGAGGGTTGATAAAGCGGCTTTCGACAGCACAAAAACGTTGGCTGAGCAAAATGCAATTCTCACCACCCCCATCGAAAACCCGCTCACCCCTGCTGAAATTGCTGCTTACAAAGCCCTCACCGCTTACGCGCCCGACACCGTGGTTCAAGCTGGTGACGGTGCGGGGGTAAAGCTGGAATACCAGCGCGATGTGAACATTGCAATCAAAAAGCTTGAGGATGCCATTGCATCCATGACCGCTACCTAAAGGAGGGAAAGCATATGGCAATTAAATCCAAAGCCCGGCACGACCTGACCCTGCGCTCTATCAAGCGGGAAATCGCCGCCGGACGTGACGTGGCATACTGGTTGGACAAGGCGTACACCCATCTGGACAGTGGCCTGCTGACGGAGGACGACATCACAGAAGTGGAGACTCTGGCACAGGCGTACTACGACGCTCTGGACGCTGAGGACAAGGCGAACGCTGAGGAAATCACGCAGTAAGGAGAATATCATGTCAAGCACTGCATACGCACACGTACGTTTTCTTGATGGGACTTTGGCTGACTATCAAACAGAAAGGACAACAAACCATGAGACTTTCAAACGGTGACGTCCTGCTCCGCTGGCCCCTGGCCCAGCACATTATCACCGCCGGCTGGCTCTACAATGATGGCAGCCTGCACCGGGCACTAGATTTCCGCTCAGCAGTTGGTACACCAATATATGCAGCGGAAGCGGGCACGGTTGCAATCGCATACCGCTGGAACGGCAAGCGCACCCAGGGGGATATCAACAGCTATGGCAACATGGTCAAGCTGCGCCATGCGGATTACCGCGGCGGCCGGCTGGAGACGCTGTACGCCCATTTGAGCAAACTCTGCGTGGCCCAGGGGGAGACGGTATATGAGGGCCAGCTGATCGGCTACAGCGGGGATACCGGCAACTGTTACGGGGCACACCTGCATTTTGAGGTGCGGTACAAAAACCGCCGGGTCCACCCGCTGAACTGGCTGGATGCAGATTTTGCGGCGGCATCTACCGCGGTGCGGCTGGGCGGCTACCAGAGCGTTGCCCGCCCGGCAGCGGAAAAAACACAGCCGATCCAAATGCAGACGGTAACGGTGGGGCCGATTTCCAACGGGGACGCTGCCCGGCTGTATGCCCTGTGCGGGGACCTTGGCCTGGTGGAATCGGGGCTGTACCACGCCGCCTATACGGAGGTGTGAGCATGGATGCTATCATCGTTGCCCTGATTACCGGGGGATGCTCCGTTGTTGGCGTGATTATTACAACTCTGACAACATCCCGCCGTACCGAACAGCGCATGGCCACCGCGCAAGCCGTGACCGATACAAAAATTGAAGAGCTGACCCGTGAAGTCCGTGCCCACAATAATTTTGCCCAACGTGTACCGGTGCTGGAAGAACAAATCAAGGTTGCAAACCACCGCATCACCGATCTCGAGAACAAAACCGCTTGAACACGAATACATAGGAGGAAAAACTCATGGATTTTGCATCTTTTGGTATGGCAGGGGTGGCGGCGATTACGGTTATCTGCTACCTGGCGGCAACAGCGGTCAAACAAACGCCGCTTGCCAATAAATGGTTGCCCACCATCTGCGGCACGCTGGGCGGTGTGCTGGGGGTGCTGGCCTGGTGCGGAAGTGTGCCGGACTTCCCGGCAGGCGACCCATTGACAGCGCTGGCCGTGGGCATTGTTTCAGGCCTCGCGGCAACCGGTACCAACCAGCTGATCCGCCAGTTGAAACAGCCAGAGTAAAATAATAGGGGGAATTACCTTATAAATAGTTGAAAATCCCGCCGGGAGCTGCGCATATGGCTCCCGGCGGGATTTTGCTTGATTTGCTTGCATAATTTGCGCCAACGCCTTATAATGAGTAATATCTATGATGGGAGGGGTGCGCATGGCGCAAATTACGCCGGAACAAACAACAAAAGCCATACACCCGGTATTGGGAATTATGGGGGGCCTTGGCCCGGCGGCGAGCTGCTACCTGTACCAGATGATCACCGACCATACCCCCGCCCAGAAAGATCAGGACCACATTGATATCGTCATCTCCTCGCGCGCGTCCACCCCGGACCGCACAGCCTTTATTGTGGGCAAAAGCAAGGATGACCCCTTTGATGTGATGGAGCAGGACGGCATCAGCCTGGTGCGCTACGGTGCTACCGTGCTGGCCATTGCCTGCAACACCGCGCATTATTTTTATGACCGCTTGGCCGCGGCCCTGCCGGTACCGGTACTGAACATGCCGCGCCTGACCGCGGCGGATGCCAAGGCGGCCGGGTGCCATAAGCTGGGTATTCTGGCAACGGACGGCACCCTGCTGGCGGAAACGTATCAGATCGCCTGCCGGGATATCGGCCTGGAATGGGCCGCCCCCGGCGAACAGGCCCAAAAGGGCATCATGTCCATCATCTATGATGAGATCAAGCAGGGCAAGCGCGTAGACATGCAGCTGTTTAACGCAGCGGTGGATGACCTGCACGCCCAGGGGTGCGATATGGCGGTGCTTGGCTGCACGGAACTGAGCCTTGTGAAGCGGGACGAACACCTGGGACCGTTTTTCATCGACAGCACCGAGGTTCTTTGCAAGCACGCCATGCGCGCCTGCGGCGTGGAGCCGGTGGGATTTGAGGATTGA